CACTGGGCTGGTCCCAACGAGCCCTGCGTCCTCGAGGATCATGTATGCATCCTGCCCGAGCCTTGTTGCAATCTGCGCTCGAGAAGTCACAGTGCTCATATAGGTGCTGTACTGGACACTGGCTGATCCGAGGCTCTTCTGGGCGATGGTCTTACCTGCGTCTGCAGCGCCCTTGGCTGGGTCAATAGCGAGAGCACTCCAGGACGCCACCTGCGCACAAGTGGCGTCCCGGAGTGCTGCGGTGAGCCCGGCGTCCGTTGGCAGCCCAGTCTCGTCGTCAGCGTCATAGATGGCAGTCCTCGTTGCCTGCCTGACTAGCCGGGCTGCATAGCTGAGCAACCTGGTAGCATCTTGAGCAGCAATCGATAGGCTCCATGGCGCCTGTGAGAGATCGTTAGGCTGAGCGTACACCGGGAACATGGTCACTCCCCAGCTGCTGCGAGAAGCAGGTCTGCCTTGGTAGAGCCCTTCACGAACTCCTTGCCAGCCTGCTCAAGCCAGGTCTCGATGTCGGCGTTCTTCCAGGTCTGATCCGGGAGTGCGCCTCCGATCAAATCCTCAGGCTCCTTGGGCGCTTCCTCGGGCTCCTTGGGCGCTTCCTCAGGCTCCTTGGGCGCTTCCTCAGGCTCCTGGACAGCGGAGAATCGGTCGTCTGCCTCGAAGCGGCGAAGCTCGTCTTCTCCGGATACCGTGTAGACGCGGCCGTCGCCATCGGTGTAATTACCCATGTTGGTCCTCCTTGATAGTGGGACAGGCTGGGCCAACGGAGGATGCCGTTGGCCCAGCCTGTGGGTACTACTTGGTCGGCAGGCCTCGGATGAGGCCGTGCTGGAGCTGCGACCCGTAGGCCAGGCCGATCTCGCCGTAGATCTGCGAGTCGTCTGAGGCACCGGTCTTGGCCAGTGCCTCCTCGAAGAGGACACCCTTACCGGGGATGCTGAGCAGCACCGGCTTGATGTCCGCCAGCGAGGCGAGCAGGATGGCGTCTCGGGGCATGGCGCGGTCGAGCATGATGTTCAGCGTCCCGAAGTCCGTGACCACCTGGTCGATGGCGACGTTACCGATCTTCTCACCGGAGACGATGGGGTTGGCCTTGCCATAGGCACTCGCGATCATCGTCGAGATGGCGACCTTCTGGGTGCTGTTGACGATCAGGGTGCCCAGTCCGTCGGTCAGGCCACCGTTGTCAAACACCAGCTGACCGAACGAGTTGAACGTCGGCAGATCGAGCGCTGTGGTCGTCAGGCTGTGGAACGCGATGCCGGACGCCACCGTTCCGACCGTGATGGCAGCGCCACCCTGCGTCGCAGCGACCTTGAAGGACACCGTGGTGCTGATGGACTGGACGTAGTACACCCGTCCAATGACGATGCCAGCCATCGCCTGCGCGGCGCTTGCCGGACCAACCTGCGTGAACACGACACGGTCGTTCACAGCCAGCGAGTGTGCGCTCGCGGGAGTGATGGTGTCCGTGGCCGAACTCGCGTTCGAGTGCACGTTGGTACCGAGGTCGACCAGGTTCGAGGTGACTGCCTGGAGGAGACCTCGGGTCCTACGTGCCGTGGTGTTGTCCGCAGGCTTGTAGTAGATGCCGTTGAGGAAGGACCAGTTGGCATCCCGAGAGATCTGCTTCAGAGCCTGCTCGACCTGCCAGCTCTTCTCGTCGGTGACGGCGTTCTCGCCACCGCTGATGTTCAGCCCTGAGTACTGGCCGACCGCAGCCTGCTTGGTGTAGGAGACAGAGACCTTCTCCTGGTGGATCTGGACGATGTTGTTGAAGCTGGTTCGGACACGCCCCTCGGCTCCAGGAGCAGTGGCGCCCTCGACTCGAGTGCGCTGATCCGGGTCACGGAGGTCATAGCCAGACCACTCGAACTCGACGCTGGTCGCCTGCGCACCCTGAGACAGGCTTCCGATGGCTGACAGGAACGGCGTGTCGGCAGGGGTCAGCGCGAACAGGTCGCCGTGGTAGTTGGGGGTGTTGAACGTGGCGGAGATGCCGGTGATTCCGGACATGTGGATTACTCCTTTGGCTGGTGAAGGCTAGCCACGTGCTGCGGCTGCCTTCTTCTGCTTGAGGCGGATGGACGTGCGGGTGTCGCCAGCCTTCTCTGCGGCGGCAATCTGTGCATCGATGTCGGGGAGTTCACCGGATCCACCGGCGTGGTCCACTGTGCTCGAGCCAACCACCGGGGCTGCCTTGAGTTTCGGGTTGTCAGTCACGGCCTTCTTGATGGCCGATCCTACCTTGCTCTGGAAGTCGGATGATGCCGGGTCCAGATCCGCCACGGTCGCCAGGAACGCGCGGGAGTCGAGGAGTGCTGCAGGGTCTGCATCGGAGGCTCCAGCTGACTTGTAGACAGCGAGCTCGGTGACCGCCTGCCTGGCGATGGTGTCTCGCTCCTGGAGCTGGGTCTGGAGCTGCTCGGCTGTGGGCTTCTCGCCCTCCTTCTTGATGCCGAGTGCGACTGCCAGCTTGTCCGTGAGCTGAGCGACAGCGTCGTCTGCTGCCTTCTGCTTGGCGTTGGTCCGCTCAGCACCGTTCTCCTTGCGGAGCTTGGCGATCTCGGCCTTCAGAACGGCCGGGTCGTCCGGCAGTTCGGTCTTGACCGGCTCCGCAGCGGGCTCCTCGGTCTTGACCGGCTCCGCAGCGGGCTCTGTTTGCGTGTCGCCATCGGCTTCGCCGCCAGCAGGCATGCTGAAGAAGCGCAGTCGTGGGTTCATCGTGTACCGCTTCATTGATGGCCTCCAGGGCTCTCTGTGTATCCACTGCGGGCGCCAGGCCCGATGCGACATACCGTAGCGTACGTCTCATGCTAGACGCCATCGGAATCCTTGGGATCCTCGTGATCCTGGTCCTCTCCATCACCCTGTCACTGGGTTACCTGGTCGTGCGGGCTGTCCGTGCCGATCTTTCAGCTCGGAGGAAGCATCGTTCCTGAGCACAAGAGAGCCCGGCCACCCATCACGCAGTGGCCGGGCTCTCTTGTGCTCAGAGGATGATGCCGTACCCAGCGAGCTTGTCCGTTGTCTTCACACCGACGATGCCATCCGGAGTGAGCCCGGTACGTCGCTGGAACTCCTTGACGACAGCCTCAGTCTTGGGGCCGAACTTGCCGTCTGTGGTCAGCCTGGAGTAGGCGGGGAAGTGAGCATTGAGCCCACGCTGCAGGTTCTCAACCTGCGTCCCGCTGGTCCCGACACGCCACTCCTTGGCCGCCGACGGCTGCGGAGCGTGCGAGGGAACTGGGTCGATCGGGAGCTCCACACCGTTGAGGTCCTCAGTCCAGCCAAGGAGCGAGTACCCCCAGCCGGTCCATGTGCTGATTGGATATGTGGAGACGCGGCCGGTGGCGGAGTTGGTCGAACGGATCTTGCCGTTGCCGAGGTAGAGCGCAACGTGACCCGCAGCCACCTTGGGGTGGGAGAAGAAGACCGGAGCCCCGATCGGAGCGTTCGAGAGATCGGGGTGCCTGAGGCCAGCGTGGTCCCAGGCTGCCTTCGCAGTGGCGTACTTGGCAGAGACATCCCAGACCGTTCGCACGAACTGGAGACACTTGCCGCTGTACCCCTGGTTGATGTTGAGCGCGTTGGCTGCCGCTGCAGACCCTGATGCGGCCGTCACTGCTCTGCGTCCTCGTCCTGGACACCGTCGGCAACAACGACGTCAGGCTCGATGTTGTCCTCCGGGTCCAGCTCAGGAGTGGTGTCACTCATGTGCTTCCACCTTCTCGATGTAGTTGCGGAACTCCTCGGGCAGTGCTGCCCAGGAGGGCTGTGGGTTGGAGTTCACCCAGTCTCGGATGCGCGTCTCCATCGCGAAGCTGGCGCGCCAACTCCCGAGGATGTTACCACCGCGACCGAGCGCTGAGGCGATCCGTTTCGTAGTGTCCATGCGCTCAGGCTAGCCGAACCGGCGTTGGGCTTCCCGATGCTGTGGACTTCCAGTACCAAACATGGTGGCTGCATTCCTGATCTTGTCTGCAGCCGACGGCCCAGTGACAGGCTTCGCAGGAGGAGGAGGCGTGATCAGCCGTTCTCGATCAGGTTGACGGGCGAGCCCTGTGCTCGCCACGTGCTCTCTGATGCTACCCTGCAGCGCGCGCACACGCTTCTTGGCTGCAGCCTGGACAGTAGGGGAGACCGCCTGCTCGGCGTCCGCCTTCGCTGCCCTGACCTGCCTCTCGAGCTCTCGCAACCGTGCTCGATCAGCCTCTGCCTGGGGGTCATAGGACTGCTGGTCAGACACGGCCGTCAACCCTGGCAGGTAGGCGACCTGACGGCACCTGCAGTTGGGATGCCGCCACCCATGAGAGCGAGCGTCGTCCAGTGTCCCCCGGACGTTTACCCACACCTCCTTGTCTGGATCAACTGCGCTGGGTACCTTGATGCGGCCTGTCGGTCCGCCGTCGACACGGAGGATCATTCCAGACCACGCGCTGCACTCCTTGCAGGCACCGCTACCGACGATGATTGTGCACAGCCCAACACCAGCAGCCAACTGGGTCTGCTTGTGCTGCTCGTCCCATGCTCTCCTAGTCGCAGATCGAGTGCTCATCTCGACATAGGTACCGAGGTTCCACCGCTTGCCCGCCTTGTCAGTGAACCCTGTGACGCCCTGCGCAACCAGCCTCTGCCACGCAGTCTTCTGCGCCACGCTGCTCGTGCTGACCCCCAAGAGCACGTCCTGCGCGGACTGCGCCGTGGCCTTCCGGTACACGTCGTCTGCCCAGCGCAGGATATTGGGGTGCACTGTGGTCAGCTGGCTGACGAGAGCCCCAGCAACAGCCTCTGCAGCCCGCTTGCTCCCCAGCACCTGTCGCTGCATGATCACAGCCGTGCTCTCCTGTTTGAGAACCACGCCAGCAAGATCCCGCTGAGCAGCAGCATCGCCTAGCCCAGCCGCCTCACTGAGGACGATGTCAGCCATGGCTGGCATGGTGAGCCCCAGCCTCCGAACTTCGTCCTCGGCAGCCTTGCGGAGCTCCGACAGGCGGAGCGCTCTGACCACGTCGTCCGGATGTTGTCTCAACCCACGGCGAACCTGATCGAGGAGCCTGGCAGTAAGCCTGCTCTCAGTGCCCCGGTACATGGTGGCCAGCTCGACGCTGAGTTGGTCGAGCTGGTCCCGCTCCTGGTAGACACTGGGCATTAGAAGACCGCAACAGGCGCAGCAGCCTGAGACAGCTCATCCGTGATGGCAGTGACCTCAGTCTTGATCTGATCGGGCGTCCAGTCTGGGTGGAGGGTGCGCACCTTGACCTCGATTGATGCTGCCCGAGCCTGGTCCAGCGCAAGCACGGTCTGCGCAGCTACCAGGGGAGACTCCTGCAGAGAGTCGACGAAGTCCACGTTCGGGAGCTCGCTAACCTCAAGCCCAGCAGTGTTGTAGACACTCTGCTGGGTGAGCATCAGCTTGTGCAGCATCCTGGACAGCCGGGGCTTCTCGAGCCTGATCTTGCGGTTCCTCGTGCTGTAGGAGCGCGACTCCCGGGATCGGATCTCTGTAGCCGTCTGCGCCATCCCATCTGTGCCCTCGCCGAAGGTCTGAGCGCTGTACCCAGCGCTGCGGAGGATGACTTCCGTCAGTTCCTGAGCCACCCGGAGGTGGTCCTCTACTCGAATCTGGAACTGGTTCATCGTGATCTGGGCGTCCCCGTCTTCCGGAGCTGCCGAGCGGATGGGGACATATACCTCTCGGTCCACATCAAACACAGACCCAGCCCCAGGCTTTCCGCTCGACAGCATGTACTCAGGGATGAAGATGCGGGACTTGGCGAGGCGCACATCGCGCATCAGGGAGCTGTATGTCTCATCGAGTGCGTCCATCTCTCCCTCGACCCCATCCAGGTCGGACCTGCCGAGGTGCCTACCGAGGATGTCACCCCTCCACACTCGGTTGGGGAGCTGGTTGGGGAAATACTCCACCAGGAGCCCCGGCGTGCGCCCCTCAACAACAGCTCCGTCAGCCCCGACCGAGAGCGCGAGCGCGGCCGTACTCGGGTGATCTGTGAGCGGGATCTGCTGCCCGAGATTCCCCTCATCCCCCTGGTAGAGCCCATGCAGCACGATGCCGTTACCAGCCGAGTCGAGCTCATGCCTCTCTAGGTGGCGTAGCAGCTCATTCCCGTTGCGCGCCACCACCTTCCAGAATGTGACTGCGATCAGGTTGTCCCAACGGAACTCAGGAAGCGCCATGTCTGCGTCCACCGTCGTCAGGAAGACCTCGTTGGGTCGCGCCACACGGTCCCAAGTCACTCGGTGGTAGCGGCCTCCGAGGGCTGCTCCGATCTCCGCACCGATCGCCATGACTGACTGGACTGGCTCCTGCTGCTCTTCAAGCCAAGCATTCGTCTCGATGCTATCAGTCGGCGACCGGAAGGTTGGGGGCTCTGCATACAGCAGGTCAGCGCTGGCCTGGCACACGTCGCTCGCAATCGGGACATGCAACTGGTCGGTCCGCTCCTGGTCTCCCGTCGGGTTCATCGGGCGTCCCCACCAGAAGCGCGCGATCGTCCCGACGACACCCCCTCGGAGTTGCGACGGCCTGGTGATGTTTCCGGAGAGCATTCCTCGCTGGTAGACGCCACGCAGCGCCTCGGGGGTGCCTGTGTACCAGGCGTCCCACTCAGCGATCTTCGGAGCGACTCTGGAGAGCGCCTTGGGCGGCCATTCGGTCCTGCTCTGAGGCAGCGGCATATCTGGTCTCCTACTCGGTGTCGGAGCCGGGGGCCTCCAGGGACGCCAGCGCCATCGGGATCTCGGTCACCCAGTCCAGCCGGGTTGTGAATACAGCGTAGCGCAGAGCGTCAACCTCATCGTCGTTCTCCTTGACGGGCGCGTCCTCGCCGCGAGATGTGGCCTTCTCATCCCATACGTACCCAGGGATCCGATCCACCAGATGCTCGCACTCTGCTGCCACCACGAGTTTGTCGGTCGCCAGCAACCCAGCGATGGTGCGGATACCAGCGAGGACCGACTTGTGAGCGTTACGCACACCTGGAAGTCCATCGTGTGACAGTTGGTTGCGGAAGCTCGCTGCTGCTGAGTCCACGGCGATCCACTCAGGCTCCCGCCACTTGTCTATCGGCTGTGCGGCGAGCCACTTCTGCAGAGCCTTGGACTGCTCTGGCTGCGTGGCCTTGCCTGGGGCCCACTCAGACAGCACCCAGAGCCTGCCCTTGGCCAGCCCCAGCAGGTACCCCCGAGTCTCGTGCGTGTCTCCGTAGTCGACCCCAACGGCGAGCACCCGGTCCATCGGTGGGAAGGTTGCGTTGCTGGCGACGTGTCGCTCTGGGTCCCAGATGTCATAGATCGCCCCAGCTGCCTGCACCCACTCACCAAGGATGAACCGCCGATACCACAGACCGACGTACTCCCTGCAGATCTGAGCCACGTAAACAGGGTCGAGGTGAGCATTGTCGGTCAGTTTGAATCGGAAGACTCGGTATCCGAGCTCGTCCGCTCTTGCGATGACTGACTTGCGCAACCAGTGGGATGGGCCGTCAGGGTTGGTAGTAGCAAACAGCCTCGCCCCTGGCACCGACATACGTCCGAGCAGCTGCGTCCAAAAAGCCTCGGACACCAGAGTCGCCTCGTCAACGTATGCCCCGACGACGGTCAGGCCTCGCAGCACCATCTCAGCACGGGCGTCAGACGCACCCAGGATGTGCACTGTCCGACCGAGGATGCGCCCTGTTGGTGCTCCTGGGGTATAGGCGATGTGCTTGCTCGCAAAGCCAAACAGCGACAGATCCTGCAGAGGACCGAACACGTTGCGAGCCACCGAGTCCCTTGTGCGGCCGATGATGACCAGCTCTCCTCCTCGAGGAGCGTGGATAACATAGAGCAACCAGGCCAACAGGCTAGCGATGGTCTTACCGCTACGGATGGATCCAGTCCAGAGGTTCACACGCGCGGTCGCTCGAGCGATCGACATAACCTGCTTGGGGGACAGCCCGGCCATGACGGCTGAGATGACAGCTGTCCCGAGGACGATCGCGGTCACAGTATTGAGTCCATCTCATCCGCTGCTGCCTTGATCGCATCAGCGATCTTGTCGAGCAGCCCGGCAGCGTCTGCTACACCCTGGTCGGCGTCCATCTTCTCGATCTTCTCGATGGTGCTGACGCCGACCTGCATCGCCTGGACGAGCCGGAGCTGGTCGGCGATGGGCGGCTGGTCGATCACGGCCTCCTCGAAGGTGTTGTCCTTGCCTCCGAAGTTGTACACAGTCACCGGACGGAACATCTGTTGCTTCAGCCTCTCGAGGTCCGTCATCAGCTCCTCAGAGAAGCGCGCACGCCGGGCGCGAAGGTCGGCCTGCTGTGCCTTGGTTGCAGCCATCGGCACGTCCCGGTTCCAACTCAAACCGAGAGCCTTGGCATGGTCCTTCACCACGGACTCGTTGCGGCCCATGGCCTTAGCTGTCTGGCTGATGCTCTTGCCGAGGGCAACAGCTCGCCGGAGATCTGCGTCGTCATCTGGGGTCCACGCTCTACGTGCGACCATGAGGGCCTCCTGGGCTCGAACCTACGCGTGCGATCAAACGCTCAGGTGCATCCTACCGTGTCAGCCGTTCGACCCAGCTACCGAAACATCGGTTGACCTCGGTGCGTTATTTGACCCGTAATTTGATCACTGAAAACGTAACTTGATGGCGTTATTTGAGTGGCCCGTTATTTGAAAACCTCAGGTGCTCTATACAGATCTGAGGGTATCTGAGGGTTTGCGCTGGTCGTTAGAGGGTAGAGCCAGCAGACGAGTGAGGGTAGGTGAGGGTAACTGCCGTTATTTGACTCCAGAACGTACCCTCAGATCCGTCATCCCGTTTTCGGACGAACCCTCCCCCGACCAGCGCGTACCCTCCGATACCCTCAGATCTCACGTTCTAAGTTAAGGGTTTCCAAATAACCAAATAACGGGGTAACGGGTTAGAGGTTCTATAGCGCAGCATCCGGATACTAATCTCTGCCAGTAGTAGAGCCAGCGTGGGTGGGCTCTCCGCGTAGCCTGGAGCCATGGCCTTGGAGCGGGATCTTGAGCGACTCTTCTATGACAGTGCGCGGCGGGCAGGAGGGCTGCCGTACAAGCTCGTCCCCTCGCACGCAGGCCTCCCGGACAGGTTCGTGCTGTGGCCGGGAGGCCGCGTGACGTTCGTGGAGCTGAAGACAGAGACAGGCCAGCTCAGCGCCATCCAGCGAGAGATCCACAGACGCTGGGCTGAGTTGGGAACAACGGTTACCGTGCTGTATGGCGCGGCCCAGATCAGAGCCTGGGTCAGTGCCCAGGCCCTACTATGACCAGAGGAGTGAAGATGACCCTGAAGGATCAAGCACGAGCCCTAGCACGTGGCTCCCGACAGGCAGCACTCATTGAGGAGCTGCTGAGCGGGCCAAACGTCCCGGTGTACGGAGTGAACCCCACACCCAGCGTCCACACAGCGCTGGTTGGAGAGGCTCGTCTCCCCTGGAAGAGCTGGCAGGGGCTGCGCAAGCGGCTGAAAGACGCTGGGTTTCGCGTCCAACCGAATCGCAACCCGCCATCGTTGACACTCTGGCCACCAGTGAGCCCCTATGCGGAGCCATGCGTGCTCCCAGGAGT